GGGGCATCAGTCATCACTTGACAGTGCTATTTTTATGAATTATGTATGCGACGATCCAGTCCGCAACTCTCTTACACAAAGGACATCCAGATCCTGAGAGCGCGCGTATATATAGACACATAGCCCTTTTTGATTTCAATGTACATCCAGCATAGGGTCAACGCCGGGGCCTCAATATTTAACGTCTGCTGTGACCAGTAAAGACGGGGCCGCCCTACTTAAAGAAGGGAAGCTTGATATTACGCTCGTTCAAACGGCCTTTACGCATGTTATATGCGGCCACGAGCTTATAGCCCTCATAAGTGTAGATGGCGGAATAGACAGCGTCCTTAGGGTAAAGGGCGTGCATCGCCTTGCCGAAATCTTCGGCTTGTTCCACTACTCGGGCATACTTCTCAACATTCTCACGTGTGCAACATTTGACCTCTACGACTACTAAGACATTAATGTCACGAGCCATGAATAGAAGATCTCCTGCGCGACCCCCGGGGAAGTCGTACTCCTTTGCGGTGCATTTTAGCGGCATTTCGGCTATCGCTTTCAACTGCAACTGCTCCTCTGCGGAGTTCACACTGCACTTCCTAATCTTGTGCTTATATCCTGCCTGCGACTCCAGGCCAAACTTCTCACAGTACCATTTCTTCCTTTCATCATAGTCCATAATAGGACCAACATATCCAGTCAGGCCGGTCTTTTGTGCAACTTCTTTCAACTCAGCTACTTTCTGAGTGTACACTTCACGTCCAAATTCGAAATACTTCAGCGCAACATTTTGAATTGCTTCAGCACTCGATTGCTCCATAGTCAATACATCAGACTTCTTGTGAGCATGCAACATCTTTGCAATAGAATCCTCCTCAACCGGAGACCTGTACAACTTTAGTTCCTCATCATATTTAGCGTAGTGTTTTAGGAAAGACGCATCCCCAAGATTTACAAAGGGGACCGACTCAGCATCCTTGTCAGCCATAGTGTACTTAATGTCCACCGCTGCCAACTCCTGCGCAATGGCGGTGTGGTTGAAATCATCATATCCACGTGCCACGGTCATAATATTATCATCTCCATATGTCATCAGCGACACAACCTG